GCAGCGTGAGGTGATGCGAGAAAACCGGGAAAAAGCTGCGGCTATTCAGGCCGAACAGGCGCGGCTTGCCGAGATCTCGCAACAAGAGCAGATGAAGAATCTTCAGGTTCTGAAGGCCAAAGAATCTGAGAAACTTATTGAGGCGTTGCCTGCGTGGAAAGATCCTGCAAAGGCAAAGGCTGAACAAGCTCTTCTTGTTGAATACGGTCAAAAGATGGGATTCACGCCTCAAGAACTTGGCAATATCTTCGACCACCGGGTGGTTTTGGCTCTGCGTAAAGCGGTGCTGTATGACCAGATGCAGGCAAAACGCCAAGGCATCAAACCCGTTACTAACAACGGACCAAAACCTGCCAAGCCTGGCGCAGCGGGTCGCGTGTCTCAAATGAGTGATAGCGCTCGAGCAAACCAGCGTCTTGCAAAGACTGGTCGCGTCGATGATGCGGCTTCCGCAATTGAAATCCTTTTGAGGTAAAAAATGGCTATCGTTACCAATACCTTCACCACGTACTCTGCAAAGGGTATCCGTGAAGACCTTAGCAACGTTATTACTAACATTGCTCCCGAAGAAACTCCCTTCATGTCGAACATCGGTCGCGAGAACGTGACCAACACTCTGTATGAGTGGCAAACCGACACCCTGGCCGCAGCCGCTGCTAACTCGCAGCTGGAAGGCGACGACGTCACCTCGTTTGACTCCGTCACCGCCACTGTGCGTCTGCAGAACTATGCGCAGATCTCCCGCAAGACTATCGTCCTGTCCAACACCGAAGAGGTGGTGAACAAGGCCGGCCGTCGCTCGGAAGTTGCGTATCAGATCGCCAAGCGTTCCGCCGAACTCAAGCGCGATCAAGAGTTCTCGATGCTTAACAACGCTGGTACTACCTCTGGTAGCACCACTGCTGCTCGCACCAGCGCTTCGCTGCAGGCCTTCATCAAGACCAACGTGGACTATGACACCACGAACGGCGGCAACCCCACCTATACGACCCTGCCCACGGCTGGTCGTACTGATGGAACCGTGCGTACCTTCACCGAGACCATCCTGAAGAACGTGATTCAGAAGGTTTGGACTGCTGGTGGTACTCCGAAGATCCTGATGACCGGCCCGGTCAACAAGCAGCGCGTTTCTGGCTTTGCCGGTATCGCCTCTTCGCGTTTCAACATCGACGGCGGTGCGCGTCCTGCCACCATCATCGGTGCTGCCGACATCTACGTGTCGGACTTCGGCAACGTGCAAGTGGTGCCTAACCGCTTCCAGCGCGAGCGCGATGCTTTCGTGATCGATCCCGATTACGCAAAGATGGTCGTTCTGCGTCCGTACCAGCAGGTCGAACTTGCCAAGACCGGCGACGCTGAAAAGCGTATGCTGATCGTTGAGTGGGGCCTGAAGGTTCTGGCTGAAAACGCCCACGGTCTGGCTGCAGACCTGGTTACTTCCTAAGTAACGCAAGGGATCGGGGAAACCCGATCCCTTTTAAACATGACTGAAAAAAAACTGTTTGACGTTAATCCTGAGCTAGGGATCACTCGCACGTGGCACTACGACGCAGAAAAAGATGAGGCCACCATTCAGACACAACAGGATGTGTCTGCAATCATTGAAGAGAACAAGCAAGAATTTAATCTAGTGGATGAGCGCGCACGCTGGGGCGAATGGTCTCGCGTGGCATCTATTCCGCTGAGTCTTTACTACCAGATGAAGGCCGAGGGAAAGCTGGACGATGAAGCCTATATGAAGCGTTGGCTAAACGATCCTGAGAATCGTCATTTCCGCGTGCGGCCAGGGCAGGTATGAAGACAAATTACATCGCCGTTTGCACTCCTGCTCGTGACATGGTGCACACCATGTTCACTTACGATCTTGTCAATATGGTGTGCCACCACACCCTAACGACGAACGATGCGATTTCTCTTAAGATTTCCGAGGGAACACTAATCGCCAACCAGCGCGCCGAGCTGTCGCTTGATGCAATGCGCGAGGGTTGTTCACATATCCTATTCATTGATTCGGATATGCGTTTCCCCCAGGACATGATCTCGCGGCTGCTAGCGCACGATCTGGATATTGTGGCCACTAACTGCGCAAGACGCAGAATGCCTACTGGGCCGACGGCGCAGATTTACAAGGAAAATGGCGACCGTGAGCTAGTTTGGACAATGCCTGAAAGCACTGGACTGCAAGAGGTCGGATCTGTCGGAATGGGCGTAATGCTGATTAAGGCAGGCGTTTTTAAGGCACTTTCTGAGCCTTGGTATGAGACGCCTTGGCGCAGCGATAAACGCGGATACATTGGCGAAGACATTTTCTTTTGCAACAAAGCTCGGGCCGCTGGCTTTAAAATCTGGATAGATCACGATGTTTCCAAGGAAATTGGGCACGTCGGAACCTTTGAATATAAGCACGACCATACCTGGGTTATCAAAGACCTGGAGAAGGAAAAGGCGCCCTAAATGGCACTGTCAACGTATACGGAACTCAAGGCGTCGGTTGCCGATTGGCTTAACCGCACCGATCTGACGAGCGTTATTCCGGACTTTATTGCTCTGGCTGAGGCTCAGATTGAGCGCACTTTGCGCACCCGTCAGATGATTGTGCGTGCAACCGCGTCGATTGATACCGAATACAGCGCTGTGCCCGCAGATTTCCTTGAGACAAAATCGATTAAGCTGAACACAAATCCCGTGACGGCCCTAACGTTTGAGTCTGTAGACGCACTCGATACCCTTAAATCTACAACTTATATTTCTGCTGGAAAACCTCAGTATTTTGGGATTGTTGGAGGCCAGATTCGCGTGCTGCCTGTGCCGGACAACACCTATACAGCCGAGCTGATTTACTACGCGAAGCTGTCTAAGTTGTCCGGATCAGTCGCAACAAATTGGCTTTTGACGCAAGCCCCGGATGTGTATTTGTACGGATCTCTGCTGCAGGCCGCGCCTTATCTTAAGGACGATGCTCGTATCCCTGTGTGGTCGTCAATTTACACGCGAGGACTTGAGGAGCTGCAGGTTGCAGATGACCGTGGCGCTACCTCTGGCGGCGCTATCATGATGCGGGCCAGGACTTTCGGATAAAGGAGTTTTTTAAATGTCATCGTTTACCGACTACACCGAGAACCTGGTTCTAAACTGGCTTCTCACCACTAATAGCGCCACCCGGCCCACCGCCTGGTACGTTGGACTTTTTACCGCTGCACCGTCTGATACGGGTGGCGGTACTGAGGTTTCAGGCAACGGTTATGCTCGTACTGCAACGGGCACAATTAGCGTTTCTGGCACTTCGCCCACGACTGCAACGAACTCCGCAGCGATTGAGTTTGCCGCAGCTTCTGGTGGCAATTGGGGCACAATCACGCACGCCGGCATTTTTGACGCATCAACCAGCGGTAACCTGCTGGCTTGGGCCGCTCTGTCTACCTCGCGCACCATCAACGACGGTGACGTGCTGCGCATTCCGGCCGGCGACCTGGACGTCACTTTGACGTAATACGCAAATGGCTGCCTACGGGGTAGGGTCATATGGCGTAGGCCAGTATTCAGACCCTCGGGTTGGATACGGATATGGCTCGTACGGAGTAGGCAATTATTCGCGCGGTTCATTTCAGCCTTCACTAACCATAGCGGCCACCTCTTCGGTGGCCGTTTCTGCTGTTCGCTACGTCACTGCGTCGGTATCTATATCGGCGCAATCTTCCGTTTCTGTGGCAGCGACGGCATACAGAAGCGCATCGTTTACCGTCTCGGCGTCGTCTTCCGTTTCTATTGCGGCGCAAAAAACTATTTCCGCCGCAGCCTCTATTGCTGCATCGTCTACCGTTAGTGTTTCGGCTGTAAGGTATGCATTTGGCGCATTTACCTCTGCCAGCTCGTCATCTGTAAGTATTTCTGTACTGCGTTATGCGATTGGATCTTTTACGTCCAGCAGCTCCAGCAGTGTGGCGGTTTCTGCAATCAGAGTGCCCTTGGCGAGTATTCTGATCCAAGGATCTAGTTCTGTTGGCGTAGTTACTAGCGTTGTCGTCAATCAAGGATTTACGATAAATGCTCAATCCACAGTTTTAATAAATGGCGCTCGAGTCCAGCCAAGCGCTATATTGTTCCCATGCACATCTAGCATGGCGGTCAATGGTGTTCTAAAATGGGCACCAGAATCCGATACGACGGAAACATGGACTAGCATCCCAGACACCGGCGAGGTTTGGACTGCGGTTTCCGACAATTCCAAAACATGGACTGCGCAAAGCGACACGTCCGAAACTTGGACGCCTATCCCTGTAAATTCAGAAACTTGGCAGCTTGCTGCGTGAGGTAATAAATGGCCGATACAACCACCACTAATTTGCTGCTAACTAAGCCTGAAGTTGGCGCAAGTACGGACACCTGGGGCACCAAGATCAACTCAGACTTGGACACCATCGACGCATTGTTTGATGCTGGCCCGTATCTAAAGGTCGCCAAGGGCGGCACCGGTGCTGGCACAGCTTCTGGCGCGCGTACCTCTCTAGGTGCGGTTGGTCTGACTGATACTCAAACGCTGACAAACAAAACCATTGAGGCTGGCACGTTTACTAACGGCTATACCGAAGAAGTTGCAACGGCTAACACTAGCACGGCTTATACGATTGATCTTGCTAACGGCTCAGTGCAGATCCTGACCCTTACTGGTAATTGCACGTTTACTTTTCCAACGGCGACTGCAGGCCGTAGTTTTATTGTCTTGCTTAGACAAGATGCCACGGGTTCACGCACTGTCACCTGGCCTGCTGCAGTTAAATGGCCGGCTGGAACTGCTCCAACGATTACTGCAACCGCAAGCAAGCAAGATATTTTTAGCTTTGTTGCAGATGGTACGAACTGGTACGGTGCTACCGGTGGTCAAAACTATACCGTCTAAGGCTGATTATGTTCGCAGCGCGTAATGCGATTTTGACGGCTGTCTCCAAACTAGGCGTCTCAACCGTCGATCTTTTGCTTGTTGCAGGCGGCGGTGGCGGTGGACAAGGCCGACCCACTGGTGGCGGTGGTGGTGGCGCTGGTGCTGGTGGCTTTCGTCAATTGTCGTCTGTTTCAGTAACTGCAGGAACCACTTACACGATTACCGTAGGTGGTGGCGGCGCTGGTAGTACTGGAAAAGACACAAGCGGAAGCAAGGGATCAAACTCCAGTGCGCTTACCTATTCCGCTACTGGTGGCGGCTTTGGATCGTTTAGTCCGGATAGTGCATCAGGATCAACAAATGGTGGTCCTGGTGGTTCTGGTGGTGGTACAGGCGCATATAACGGATCTAGTTTTGGATCTGGAAACCAAGGAGGCTATACGCCATCTGAAGGTAATAATGGCGCGGCAAAAGGTAATGGTGATATTGGTGGTGGCGGCGGTGGAGCAAGTGCTGCAGCTACAGACAAAAACGGTGGCAATGGATCTGCTTCTTCGTATAGTGGATCGTCAGTTACTTATGCTGGCGGTGGTGGCGCAGGTGATGGTGGCGGCGGTCCTGGCTCTGGTGGAACTGGAGGCGGAGGCACCGGTGGAACCTCTCAAAGTAACGGCACATCAGGCACCACAAATACCGGTGGTGGTGGCGGCGGTGGTACTAATAAGTCAGATACAGGAACTCAGGGCGGCGCTGGCGGTTCCGGCATCGTAATCATTCGTTACCCCGACACATACGATGCGGCCACATCTACAACTGGTTCGCCCACGATTACCGTAAGCGGCGGGTATCGTATTTACAAATTTACAGCCTCTGGCTCGATCACGTTCTGAGGCATCAAAACATGGCTCATTTTGCCCAACTTGATTCCAGCAACCTCGTTACCCAGGTAATCGTTGTACACAACAACGAATGCCAAATTAATGGCGTTGAAAGCGAAGAGGCAGGTATTGCTTTTTGTAAAAGTCTATTCGGACAAGATACGCGCTGGGTTCAGACTAGCTACAACGGGAATATCCGTAAAAATTACGCCGGAGTCGGGTTTACGTATGACGCCGGCCGTGATGCATTTATCCCAATCAAGCCTTATGCAAGCTGGGTACTGAACGAGAGCACCTGTCGCTGGGATGCTCCCATCCCCATGCCGCAAGATGGGAAGTTTTACGCGTGGGATGAGCCGACTCTAAGCTGGGTCGAGATCTCTGAACCAGCATAAATGTGAAATTAAGCGAGCAGGTGCCACATGGAGCCAGGAGATATTGATCCCGTAAAGTACGGCGTTCTATGGGAGCGCGTGCAGAATATGGATAAGAAGATTGACAAGATGGAGGCTCAGATTGCGGAGCTTCTTGAACTTGCCAATCGATCTCGTGGTGGACTATGGGCCGGCATGGCCATCGCATCAATGATCGGCGGCTTTATTACTTGGATGGCAAGTCACTTCAAGGGCGGGTGAAATGATTGATCCGATCACCGCCTTTGCTACGGCCCAGGCGGCGGTGGCCGGAATCCAGAAGGCTATAAAGCTGGGTAAGGATATCCAGGGACTTGTCGGTGAATTCGGCAAGTTTTTCGACGCGAAAGATGTTGTCCAGAAAGCGGCCAACGATAACGCGAAGAAGGGCCAGAGCGACACGGCACGGGCGATGGAGATCGTCATGCAGGCCAATCAGTTGCGCGAGGCCGAGGAGCAGCTAAAGCACCAGCTTGTTTATGGTGGCTATCCCGAGCTGTGGGAGCAGATGCTGCGGGAGCGCATGAAGATTAAGCAGGCACGAGAAAAGGCAGAGCGTGCAGCCAGAATTGAACAAAAGAGAATCGCAGCACAGCGTCTACTAATAGCGCAAATTATCGGCGCTGTTATTGTTTTTGGCATTATGGGCGTGTTAATTGTGTTGATTGCAAAACAAGCTATCGAATGAACTTCCCTGCCCGCCCGTCACCCACTGCTAGCAGATCCGAGCGAGAGGCTTACGTTAAAGCCTGGGCCGCGATCACCATTTCTGTATTTGCCCTGCTGCTAGCGGTGAATGGCTACTTCGGTGGCAGTAACTCCAGCCGCGTGCTGAACAAAACCATTGAGGCGAACAATCTTTGGTCTTGGTATCAGGCAAAGAACGTCCGACATGCCATATACGAAACTAGCGGCAAGGACGTCCAAGCGGCTCGCATGAAATCGGACATGGACGATATTGGCGCCAAGGCTAAGGCGGCAGAGGTTGAGCGCGATATCGCTAAGACGCGCAGCCCTTGGTACTCTTACGCCGGAATGGCGTTGCAACTAGCGATTGTTTTGTCCAGCGCGGCCATCCTTGCGGTGATGATGCCGCTGCTGCTGGTTAGCGTTGGAGTTGGCGTAAGTGGCGCCGTACTGTTCATTTACGCGCTGATTTTGTAGGAGAGAAGATGCTAGATCTACTTGGCGGCGGATTACTGGGTTCTATCTTTGGCGGCATCTTTAGGCTAGCGCCCGAGGTGCTCAAGTGGCTGGACAAGAAAAACGAGCGTGAGCATGAGCTTTCAATGTTCGACCGTCAGTGTCAACTTGAGTCCCAGCGTGGAGCGCAAAAACTGGCAGAGATCGGGGCAGCTCGAGAGGCTGCGGTGGATGTCGGCGCAATGGCCGCATTTAATGCGGCGATTAATCAGCAGACCGAAATGGTTAAAGCGGCCGGCGGCTGGGTCGCCTCTTTGTCCGCTAGCGTTCGGCCCGTTGTCACTTATTGGGTTTTGTTCATTTGGTCGTTTATCCATGTATGGTTTGCATGGAATGCGTGGGCGGCCGGCGCCACACCGATGGAAGTTTTTAAAACCATGATGAGCGCCGACATGAGCGCTCTGGTGGCTGGTACGCTAAATTACTGGTTTCTTGATCGCACTCTTGCCAAGCGTGGGCTATGAACTTAGAGGCTGCTGCAGAACTTTGCCGGCTTTTTGAGGGCTTTAGATCAAAGCCCTATCTTTGCCCGGCTGGAGTTCCGACTATTGGCTACGGATCAACTTACTACGCTGATGGCAGAAAAGTTGATCTAGCCGATCCGCCAATGGATGAGCCGACGGCTAGGCAACTTCTTATGTATGAGCTGCAGCATACTTACGCTGCTGGCGTGATGAGACTTTGTCCTAATCTTGTCAATCACGAACGACGTTTTAACGCAATCGTTGATTTTTGCTACAACTTAGGTGTTGGAAGATTGCAGACCAGCACCTTACGACGCAAGGTTAACGCTGAGGACTGGGAAGGCGTCAAAGAGCAGCTCATGCTTTGGACGAAGGCTGGCGGCAGAGTACTGCCAGGCCTTGAGAAACGCCGCAAGGCTGAGTGCCTTTTGATTTAGGAAAAATGCCAGTATGGCCGGATAATTCAGCATGGCGACAAATCTTCAGCAACAACTACAAGTTCCACCGGCGCCTGATCTTGGATCAGCGCCGCAAGACTATGCTCGAGATTTTATCGATCAGAACAATGGAATTCTGCGCACATTTTTTACTCGTCTAGCCGGAGCGCTTTCTGCATTGGCATCGCCTCGAGGTGGACGATTCCTTAACTTTCCTTACGGGTCTTTTCAAGACTCCACCGATCAGACCGACGGATCAACTGCTGTTGCTTACAGGTTTCGTTTTAACACGACTGACGAGAGTAACGGAGTGTCTATCCTTACCAGAACGGCGTCGTTCACTGGGTCTATTTCGACCACGACGCTAACCGTTTCAGCAATTTCTGCTGGTACGATTTATCCGTCAATGCAGATTAGCGGAACGGGGATTACTGCAGGTACAAGAATTGTTGAGCAGTTAACTGGAACCTCCGGAGGAACTGGAACTTATAAAGTTTCTGCATCGCAAACTGTTTCTAGTACTTCAATTTCTGGTGATTTGCCGTCAAGGATTAAAGTAAGTCAAGACGGCTTATATAACGTTCAGTTTAGCGCTCAATTTTTGAATTCATCAAATGATATTCAAAATATTAGTGTATGGTTTGCAGTTAACGGCACAAATAAAGCCGATTCAAATACTGACTTTGGCATTGCACAAAGAAAGAGCACCGGGGACTCTAGTCGATCCGTTGGATCAATGAATTTTTTTCTTTTGCTAAATGCAGAAGACTATTTTGAAATTTTGTGGCGAGTGTCAGATTCTGGTGTTTCTGTTGAGCATTTTCCTGCTGTCACGGCTAGCGGAACGACTCCGGCAATACCAGCTACGCCTTCAATTATTCTGACGGTTACATACGTATCAAACAGGACGGCTTAATATGCCTTATATCAAGTTAAAGATTCCTCCGGGCGTATATCGTAATGGTACTGAGTATCAGTCTTCGGGCCGGTACTATGATGCGTCACTCGTTCGCTGGTTTGAGGGAACCATGCGCCCCGTTGGCGGGTGGCGCAAGCGTTCAACGTCTCAGATGACTGGCGCCTGCCGCAGTTTTCTAAACTGGCGCGATAACAGTGGCAATCGATGGATTGCTGCTGGTACTCATTCAAAGTTATACGCGATGAATGAAAGCGGAACCCTCAAAGATATTACTCCGTCAGGATTTACCGCTGGTTCTGCAGATGCAGTGAATAAAATTGGCTACGGATACGGGCCGTATGGATCGTATGCGTATGGTGTGGCTCGTCCTGATACTGGTAGCACAACGTCAGCCACGACCTGGAGCCTAGATACGTGGGGCGAATATTTGGTCGGTTGCTCCAACTCTGACGGCAAACTGTACGAGTGGCAGCTTGGATTTTCTACGCCGACGCTGGCGGCGGTGATCGCCAATGCACCGACAGGCAACGAGGCCGTGCTAAGCACTTCTGAGCGCTTTTTGTTTGCACTTGGCGCTGGTGGCAATACCCGTAAAGTGCAATGGTGCGACCAAGAAGATAACACCGTATGGACTCCGGCCGCAGACAACCAAGCCGGAGATTTTGAACTAACGACGGTCGGCGACATTAAATGCGGGAAGCGTGTACGCGGTTTGTCGCTGATCTTTACTGACGTGGATGTACATAGCGCTACCTATGTAGGTTTGCCTTATGTATATTCTTTTGAGAAGGTAGGATCTGCCTGCGGAGTTATTTCCTCTCAATCTGTGGCGGCAATTGAAACCGCTGCGATTTGGATGTCGCGCTCTGGCTTCTGGATTTATGACGGATACGTCAAGCCGCTCCCCTGTGAGGTGTCTGATTTTGTGTTCCAGGACATAAATTACACCCAGGCCAGCAAAATCTACGCTGTAAACAATAGCAAATACGGCGAGATCTGGTGGTTTTATCCTTCTTCATCCGCAACAGAAAATGATTCTTACGTTGTATATAACTACCGTGAAGGTCATTGGTCAATCGGAGATCTTGCGCGTACTGCTGGAACTGATCGTGGTGTATTTAATTACCCGCTGATGGTTTCGTCTGATGGATATATTTATGAGCACGAGGTCGGATATTCCTACGATTCGGCATTGCCTTTTGCCGAATCCGGCCCGATTGAGCTGGGCAATGGCGACCAGACTATGAGCGTTCGCCAGTTGATCCCCGATGAGCAGACGCTGGGAGAGGTTCAGGTT